TCACTGATAAGAGTGGGCTTGACGAATCCAGAAGGAGTGCGGTTGCCAGAGCGCTTTGCTTTCTTGGCGGACGACTTCTGGCTGGCCTTTAGCTCGCGCTGAATGGCCTTCTCCAGGTTGCGGTAATCGGCCTTGAGGGTGGCGACCACACTGGTGGCCTGCTGAATCTTGGCAGAGAACTCACTCAATCTCTGGGAAATGGGGCTATTGACCGCATCGGCGGCATCGACAGAGACCACGGCGTTCTCGACCGGGGCAACCTCGACAACTGGGGCGGCGACCTCGGCAACAGGGGCCTTAGTTTTCTTAGTCTTTTTGGAGGCATCACCCGCCTTGGCCGGGGCCTCGGACTTAACGGGAGCAGCAGGAGCGGAAGCGGAAGGCTTTTCGGATTTGTTTGCACGGACCATGACGTCTTATACACTATATACACCTAGTTTTTTAAGTGGTTTAACGCATTTATATATTCCTAAAGTTATTGGAGCTCATTTATGAAGAGGAAGTCCCAAAAAGGAAAAATAAACGTCGATACGAAATCCGATAAATCGAACTTTTCCTAAATATTTTCCCACCCCCAGCCCCAAAATAAGCATTCGAATATTAACATTCCTAAATAAACCGAAAATACTATATTATTCAGTATAGGATAATATAGAAAAGAGACCAATGCAATTATTCGCCTTATACAATTGACTCGTATAACCAAGGCATCGTATTGCGTGCCGACATAGATACAATCGTCAGACATGTCAATATGTGAAAAGCGCCTAAATTCCGATAGTCGGCGTCCACCCCCATATAAATCAAACTCTCGATGATTCTTAGACATCCCAATCGCATTTGTTCTAAAGATATTAGTCCCGTCGGAATCGCCGGGAATACGTTCAAAAAGGGGTCATATGGGCAAATCCGGTATTTCGCCTCGGTGGACAATTGGGCCCTATATCTCCAAATATTCCCCAATTCGACATAAAAAATATAAAGACGACGACGGTCGAGATTGAAAAACCAGGCGGAATCCGTATAGTGGCCCAACTGGTCGATTTCCATAAACACCTCGCGGATTCGCAAATCCAGGGGTTTTCGTCGGAGAGCGGTCAATTTAGCAATATTGTTTTGTATCGTGCTAATGTGGGGGGTTAGACCATATTGCTGGACAACGGAGTTGATGACGGCGAGTGCAAATCGCGGCTCGGGATTGGGTATATTGAGTGTCCCTGCATGTGCATCTACCTGAGCAATATTATGTGTGACATTCATTACCACCGTATTTAGCGAGGCATCCACAATAACACGATTTTGAGAGGCGTCGATGACGACCCGATTCTGGATGCGGGTGGCGGGTTTAGGGTCCAGAATGACCCGTTCCTCATTATAATCATATTCGGGATATACCACCCCCACTAACCGATACAATCGCAAAATCTTGGACAAATCCATCTTTTCGCGGTTATATGGATTCGAAATCGACCCCTTCTTCTTATACAACATCATGAGCGAATTCAGATTGAAACCATAGACGAAATTCTTGCTGTCGGTATAACTATAGAACTGCTCATGGGGGATTTCCGCGATGGGGTCCATTGTATAAAAATCCGTATCATTGACACACACCCCGCGATTTTTCAATGCATCCCCGCGCATTTTCATCGAGCGTCGGACAAAGATGCCGCGCACCCATTTCTGAATTTTGATAGAATAGATTGATTTATTGAAATACTCCTGAATGCGCGAAATAAGGACCGGTTTAGTACCCGTCACATGGAGTCGGAATTCTTTGGCAATTTGCTTCAATTGGGGTAATTTGAACTTTGCTAAAGAAACTGTATTATCCATGTATTCCTTTAATGATAATTTCGGCTCTGCCGTGTCTGGCCGTGCAAACTTGGAAAACATCGTATATAATATAGATAGATGTTATTATTATTTTATATATGTTTGTGTATTCATATTGAAAACCTTGTATGCACTCACAAATATACAATGGTGAACTAAAACACATAAAAAGTATTCGTGGAATTCCGTTATAGACCCCCCCACCCTCCCACAATGGAAATTCAGGAGAGCAAATGCGAGTTTATTCGACCCGTACAATATCAACGTGATTGCATATCATGCTGTTTTTATTCGAGTATGATATATGCCACCAATGTGGCTACGGGATTCTATGTGGGCGATTTTTGGTATTCCGCCGTCTTCTTCTATTTATTGAATACGTCCCTCCTATTTCACTATACGCGAAATGAAATCATGCGAACCATAGATAAAACCGGTATTATGGCGGTAGTGATTTACGGGAGTTATAAATTCTTTGACAATTTACCCAAATACCAAGATGATTTGTTGTATCCGGTGACAATCGTATCGTCCTTCTTATACGTAGTGTATTTATACTACTATGGATATTATTATAAACAATATTGTTATTGTGAAGACATGGATACGGCAGACCGATGGCATTCGCTCCTACATTTAGTGTCTTGCATCGGTAATCATCTCATCCTATTTATGTAATCGAATCGTAGGCGGCCAAAATCAGCATCTCATCGTCGGACATTTTCTGGAACGTAATACAATCATCGAGTTTGTATTGGATGAACCGATTTAGGGGGTTTTTTACCAAGATATGTGTGCCCGTATCGAGGAATTTGATGTCGACCACTATACCACCCGCAGTCAGCTTCTTAGGGTCGGTCGCGCGTATCCATCGGACATGTTTCCCGCGATGTATCTCACACACTTCGTCGATATACCGATATTCATGCAATTTAGTGAAAAGTGTTTGTATGACAGATTTATCGTCCACCCCATCCAATAATCGGGCTAATTGCTCGTATTTTTCGCGGGAAATATCGGCAAGGGTTTTATTGTCTAAATGTGAATTCTTCTTGTTTTCGACGGCCTTCAACAATTCGTCTATATTAATAGCCGACTTTAGCGATTCATCGGCTTTCGCCGAATCCATCGCCGTTCGCATTATTTCGGCAAAATCCCGGCGGTTCATAGGATACAATATAGAATATACTATGAAACATGTTTATTTGGGTTCCACCCAATTATGATTTTATTGCACATGTCCCATAGCCGAAAAAAAACGGGTTTTCAACCAATTTTGGAAATAGGAAACCATCTTAGTAATATTGTCCGTACCGACCTCCGCGGACATCGTATTAAAGAGTAATAGAGTGGCCGATGCAAAGATAATATCGGAATCGAATGGCCGGAGTGCGTGGTCAATAAAGGGGTTGAACCGCCATAATAAAAACGCACAAATGGCTAAATGGATACACAAGGCTAAGATGTGAACATATTCGACATGGATGAACGAAACGCCCATAAATAGAAGGAAATAGAGGATGTATAGCAAAATAAAGGTGCCTCGAAAAACGTGGTGTTTTACATTATCGATGGACTTTGTATTGACCATCTTAGTGGTAATCGCCCCATTGGCCATCTATATAGACAATTAGGATATAAAATTACTAAGATGGTATATATTACACCCCATACGCATGCATCGACAATCGGTCCAGGTCGCCCTACCAAAATACGAATTATTGAAGGAATTGGGGAGAGGCAAGTTCGGAATTGTGTATATGGGACGCCGCGTAAAAGACGCTGAACCCGTCGCGATAAAGGTGGAAACGCACCCCCACGTAGATACAATAAAGATTTTGAAACACGAGACCACGATGCTAAACTACTTACATAATCACAAATGTACTAAGATTCCCTCGGTATATTGGTATGGTATATCGGAAAAAATGCCCGTCTTAGTCATGACGTATTATGAAATGTCCTTGGAGGAATATTTAGAAACGGACCAGACGTTTACTCCGCAAGACGGATATCGTATTGCGGCCGTATTGATAAGTATATTAGATGCAATACATCGACATCACGTAATACATCGCGATATAAAACCGGCGAATTTCATGATGAGGGGGGGCGATATATTCCTCATTGATTTCGGTTTAGCGACCTTTTATGTGGACACAGACGTTCGACATATCGAATACAAAGAGGGGAAGGATATTATAGGAACGCCTAAATATATTAGTCCGAATATACACCGGGGGGTTGAGGCCGCACGTCGGGACGACCTGATTTCCCTGGGTTATATCTATATGATTATGCTCTATGGGTCCTTGCCGTGGGAGGGCCAATCCCTCGAAACGGCGCATTTAGCGAAATCTTGGGAAAACGTGGGTCCGATGTTACATCCACCCGTCCGAGACTATATAAAAAAATGTTACGAACTCGATTACAAAGAAACGCTCGATTATTCGGACTGGATTTCGACGTTTTTGGGCATGAACTGTGAGACATAAAGTTATATATGATAAACAATATAAAATCGACCCCCCATATACCTATATAACAGGGATGTCTGTAGAGCAAGTACGCATTGTTGGTTCAGTCAAGTGGTTCAATAACAAGGCCGGTTACGGTTTCATTACGGTGGTCGAGGACGTGGAGCAGAAGGGAGAGGACATTTTCGTCCATTTTTCGTCTATCCGTGTTGCCGATGCCCAATACAAGTATTTGGTCCCTGGTGAATATGTGGAGTTTGTATTGGAGACGTCCGAGGCGGGAGACCACAAGTATCATGCGGGAGATATTACTGGAATCAAGGGTGGTCCCATCATGTGTGAGACCCGTCGCACACTTTCAGAGGCACAAGCTGCCCGTAATCAGGACGAGGCGGCCGCTCCGCGCACCAGTCGTCGCGCACCGGTCGACCAGGAGCAGGTGGTTAATCCACGTGGTCCTAAGCGGGCTGCATCATCGGAGCCCCAGTCGGATGACGCGGGATTCGTCAAGGTCCAGCGCAAGAATAGTGGCCGTAGACCAGCGCCGAGGCCTTCGGTCAAGTAAACGACCCAGACGCGCGGTGACCAGGTAAGTATATAGATTATTATATCGAATTCAATTCATTCATATAATAATTTCAAACGCTTTTTTAACCAATAAACTGGCTTCCACATGGTTAAAGGTGTAATAATATTATACAAATGAACGGCTTAAAAATAGAGGTCATTACAATATCATATTATGGCATCTAAATATACTGTA